GACCATTGTTGCTCGACATCCTTGGACTACTAACTTGGAGCATGAGTTAAAGCAAATTGAAGACGATAAACAAGCCGAGTTGGAAGAAATGGACGCTACTTTGAAGATAGAAGCGAAGAACGCTCCGAAGCAACCGACTCAGAAAGCGAGCGGCGGTGATAAGTAATGTGGAGTGAGGAAGAGTTCATCGCGTTAGAACAAGATGAACGAGAAATTACCGATGAATCCATTTTACTAATGCTCTTAATTCTCGCTGGTGTCAAAGGCGATATTGAAAAGGAATTAAGAGCATTTTACCAACAGTATGGTCAAGATGGCGTAGTCACATACGCGGAAGCTCGTAAATGGATTTCTACACAAGACCATCAAAGACGATTGACCGCTTTATTACTGTTTGTTTGTGGTGCATTTAGCGCCGCTGTCCCGGACATAGAACGACACTTCCGAAACTTCTTAACTGGGGTTATTACCAAAGAATCTACTTTCTTTGGTGTTAAGTTGGATGTTGATAAATTACTTTCCCGTAAGTGGGGAGTCGATGATCTGTGTTGGTTGGAACGACTGGAAGAGGATGTTGCCTTATGGAAAGCCCGCGTCGCTACTGACATAAAACAAGCGATTCACCAAGGTAAGAGTATCGACGAAATATTAAAACAACTGGACAACCGCTTTGACAGCATAAACTCTGTGTTAAAAACACTTGGCATAAGTGAATCTACTGCGGTTGGTTCTATGTCCAGATTAACTGCTTTTAAAGAACTTGGTATTAGTAAATATCAATTCTTTACTGAACTCGATGAACGGCGTTGCGATACTTGCGGCGCTATGCACGGGTTAACCTTCCCAATATCTTCGTATGAAATTGGTGTTACGGCGAGTCCGCTGCACCCACGCTGTCGATGTTGGGAAGTTCCTGTTTGGGATTAAGGCGTTAGCCTTTTTCTATATGGAGCGGAGTGGGAATCCTCCCCTCCCGCTCCGCTCTTAACACATTATATTGGGAGGTATTAATGTGCTGGATGATTTTCAGTTAATAGAGTCTAAGTTCGATAGTTTTGAGAAGTTGAACATTTACCCGTTGGGCGATGTTCATATTGGCTCAAAAGAGTGTGACTTGGAACTGTTAAAGAAGTGGGTTGAAACGGTTAAGAACGACCCACACGGCGTTGCAGTAATCATTGGAGATATGATGAATATGGGATTGAAAAATTCCAAATCCAATGTTTATGAAGAAACTCTCTCGCCAATGGAACAAAAGGAAGTTTGCTTTGAGCTATTAAATCCGATTGCAGATAAGATCATCGGCGGTTGTTCTGGTAATCACGAATACCGGGCAGTTAAAGAGGTTGGCATGAATCCACTTTACGATGTTTTCTGCCGTATGCGTATCGAGGACAGATACAGAGAGAACGCTTGTTTTATTAAGTTAACTGTTGGGAAACAAGGTAAGAACCCAAATACATACGGAGTGGTGCTTACGCACGGTAAATCCAAGAACAAAGATGAACAATGGACTTACGCCGTAGATGGCTGCGACTGCTTCATTAGTGGTCACACTCACCTTGGAACACACCAACCATTGGGTAAAATCCGAATGGACTTAACCCACAACAAAGTGAAAACGGTTGGCTATCAACATATTGTGGTCATGCCTTTTCAAAGTTACGGCGGCTATGCTGTTCGTAACAAATATATGCCTAATAGTTTAGGTCAATTCCAATGTATCACATTCGATGGTAATTCCAAGCGAATTGGGTACAGCTATTTTTAATGTTGTCAAGTAGGACGCAAAACTACAACTCTGGTGGAGCAACCACGAAAAAAAGCGAAGGAGTATTTTTATGAAGCGTGATTTCTTAAAGAACTTAGGTATTGAAGATGCTGAGACTATCAGCAAGATTTTAGATGAAAACTCTTCCGACATTGGTAAGGCGAAGGGTGAGTTAGATAGTTATAAAACCAAAGTTACTGACTTGGAGAAAGAACTTGAAAGCAAGAAAACAGAGATTGTAACCTTAACTCAAAAGGTTGGCGATACAGATGCTCTCAATCAAAAGATTTCTCAGTTAGAAGCTGATAAGACCAATCTGACAAATGAACTCAATACCAAGGTTTCTGAGATTCAAAAAACCCACGCCATTGAAACGGGTGTCCGCGATGCCAAGGCAAGAAATGTTAAGGCGGTTATTGCACAACTGGATATGGCGAAGATCACTTTTGAGAACGGCGAACTGTCTGGTTTAACCGAACAGTTAGAAACCTTAAAGAGTGGTGAAGATACGAGTTTCCTGTTTGGTGAGAGTCAACCCGGCGCACCTTCTGGTACTCATTTAAACAACCCACCCGATGGTGGCAAGAGCGGTAATCCTCCCGCTAACACTTTTGCCGAAGCCGTGGCAAAAGCACTTACTAAATAATTTCGATTAAGAAAGGTGATTAAACTATGGCTGTTACTTTAGCACAAGCCAAGCTGAATGTTACTGACGACCTCCAGCGCGGCATTATCGATGAATTTGCTAAGAGTTCTTATATTCTTAACAACATTCCTTTCCACGATTGCGTTTCCCCCGCTGGCGGTGGCGCAACTCTTACTTATGGTTATACCCGTCTGATTACTCAACCCACTGCTGAGTTCCGTGCAGTGAATAGCGAGTACAACACCCACGAAGTTCAGAAGCAGCGTTACACCACTGATCTGAAAGTGTTCGGCGGTGCTTACGAGGTTGACCGCATTATCGCTGGTATGGGCGGTATTGCTGATGAGGTGGCTTTACAGGCTTCTCAGAAGGTTAAGGCTGCTTCCGCTCTGTTCTCCGACACTCTGATTAACGGTGACTCCGCTACCAATCCTCTGGTGTTCGATGGTCTGGATGTGGCTGTGACTGGTAGCGATACTGAGTACAAGCCCAGTACTGCCATTGACCTGTCTACCTCCGAACTGGTGACTGCTAACGCTGTCGCTTTCGTTGACCAGCTTGACGAGTGGCTTGGCACTATGGAAGGTGTTGACGCTATTCTGTGCAACGCTAAGATGGCTGCTAAGTTCCGCGCTATTGCTCGTCGCATGGGTATGTATCAAGTCACCATGAACAACTTCGGTCAGAAGGTCGAGCATTACGGCAACATTCCTTTTGTCGATCTCGGCGCAAAGGCTGGTTCTAACGACCCCATTGTTGGTATTGCTGACGGTGTTACTTCTCTGTACGCTGTGAAGTTCGGCATGGACGGCTTCCACGCTATCTCTATGGCTGGTCAAGCTCCTGTCCGCACTTGGCTTCCCGACTTCTCCACTGCTGGTGCTGTGAAGAAGGGCGAAGTCGAAATGGTTGCTGGTTGCGCTCTCAAGTCCACTAAGGCTGCTGGTGCTTTCCGCAACATCAAGGTTCAGTAATTAACTGAGTCCTCCTTTAGAGGGGTGAGCTTCGGCTTGCCCCTCGACTCTTTTAGAAAGGATTGATTATATGGCTAACGAGTTTAAGTACCAGAATCAAGTGTGGGGCGAGCCTATTGCTGGTGAACGCCTTTCCACTAATGGTCATTATACTGGCGAGCATTTAGGCACTCCCACCCAAGATAAGCTCGGTGCTGACACTACCAACACCAACGCTCGATATGTGGATGGCGTGACTGTTCGCTACGGCACTATTACACAGGACGCTATCGAGGGCAGCACCCCCGAAGTCGCTGAGTAATTTCACACGAGGGGGAGGATTTTATGAAGATTTACGCTCCTGTTAAGGACTTTAATGGTTGGCGTAATAATGTTCGATTTGTAAATGGCGTGGGTGAGACTACTGACCAGATCACGGTAGAGTGGTTCAAAAGCCGGGGTTATACTGTCGAAAGTCAGAGGGTAGAACAGGCGGCTACCGTCCAACCAGAAGTGGTTGTAGAAGATGTTGGAACTGCCAACCAACCAGACTTTGACGCTATGACACCCAACGAACTTCGCGATTGGATGAAAGCCAACGGCTACGGCTTTAAGATGAAAAATATTCGCAGTAAGGAAAAGTTACTTGAAATAATTAGGGGGTGAGTAAATGGTTGATAGAACACAAGTAATCAATCGGCTTAAACAACTTGGATATACCGCAACGGAATCCGATTATGAGCAGATTGATTTTGAGTTAACCAAAATTCTCAATTATGTTGTGAATAACTTCACCAGAACCCCCAAGATTCCAGAAATCTTAGACCCGCGAATTATTGACCGGGTTTGTAGTGATTTTCTCTACTATAAAAAGAACTCTGGTTCTTTGGAAGGATTCAATTATGATGCTGTGATTAAGAGCATCAAAGAGGGTGATACCACTCTCACATATGCCGTTGGTCAAGGTGAAGACACTCCCGAAAATAGATTTGATGCGTTTGTTAAGTCTTTAGAGCGCGGGTTCGATAAGTGGTGTACTCCGCATAGGAGATTGATATGGTGAAAAATCCATTATCTATCTTATGGGTTGGTAATTGTACGATTTATGAGTACCAAGATGTTACCCACCCAAACACTTATCAGACTACACAGAAGTTAGTTCCAGTGCTTGTGGACGAACCGTGTAGATTATCGTACAATCGCGAACAGTCTACTAACATTCAAAGCGGCGCAGCAGTGGTATCGCAAAGCATAACCTTGTTTATTCGTCCAGATTTAGTGATTAAACCGGGTTCTGTTATCGAGGTCACTCAACACGGCGTTACTGAGAAGTATAAAGGCTCTGGTCAGCCAGCAGTGTATTGTAATCACCAAGAAATCGTGTTGGAACTCTACGAGGAAACGGCATGAAAACCCAGTGGGATTTCACAGAACTGTTGGAATTTGCCGACGCGCTTAACGATGAGAAACGCTTCGATACCGAACTTAAACGGGCAACTAAAGAGATTGCTCACGAATTATTACGGCGAATTAAAGCCCACACACCAATTGGTGATACTTGGGCGTTAATAAACGGATGGGATAAAAACGACTTTGCAGTAACCGAAGTAAACGGTGGTTTTGAAGTTTTACTGATAAACCCAACCATGTACGCGACTTGGGTTAACGATGGTCATAGGCAAACGCCCGGACGATTCATTCCCGGTCATTTTATAAACGGTC